CTTTGTAGATGTTCAATCCGTCTGCCGTCATCTGCGCCACCGTGTTCCCGTCGACATCCCGCAGGAACAGCCCGGAATGGTTCAGAAGCATGAGGATATGCTGCGCCGAATCGTAGAACTTCAGGCCGTCCTTGTCCCATTCGCCCAGCGTGTTCCCGCTGCCGTCCAGGATCTGGAAATCTCCATAGGCGTTATTTACACCGCCCAGGGAGAAATGTCCGTCCATTGTCCAGCTCTGATAATACGGTCCCTGATATCCTGTCGAACTGAATCCGATCCCGGCCATGTTGATGCGGAGGACATTCCGTGCGGCGGAAAGGTTCTCATTGTCCAAGAAAAGAATCTCATTCGCCCAGCCTTCGGCATTTCGGTTGATGATCACATGCCCTCGGCGTCCGCTGTTCAGTACGCCTGTTGCGCGGTCCACTGTTGAATTCAGCTGTTCCTTCGTCGGAAGCATGCTGATGGTCTTCAGCTGTTCTTCGATGGTCAGCGCCAGCGTCTCCCGCTTGTCTCCGATCTCCAGAGAATCATACCGTTCCTGCAGCATGTCCCATTCATATTCAATGATCTTCGCCTTTGTGCTGACGCCCAGCGCGGAGAAGTACACCTCGACGGTATCGCACAGATCTACATTCGACTGCAGCAGCGCCTTATATTCCGGCGTGTCCTGCGCGTTCACCCACTTCACAGAGAGGCTGACGGAAGGTTTTCCGATATCGTTCCGCTGGATGAATGATTCCGTATAGCTCCGGAGCTGTGCCGCCGTCGGCGCGTTTGTGAATGCTTCCGTGAAATCCTTTACCACGGTCCGCTGGTATGGCCAGTTTGCCGCTGCCGCCGAATGCACGACTTTCTCCGGCAGCGTCACCATGGTTTCCTCACTCTGCCAGTACGGATAAATTCCTGTGTATGTGTTCAGGATGCTCTCCTCCTGCTTCAGATCCACCAGGTTCTTTCCATACATGATCCGGTATCCGTTGTCCTGTCCCCGGTTTCTGTGCAGGATCGCGGACCAGTTATCAAATTCCCATTCTCCACCATAGACGTCCAGGATGCTCCCGCGCTGGCCTCCCAGATATGAGAGCATGGCCGTGGGAACCGGTACCGCATATGAAGATGATGATTCAAAATCCGCGGACAGAGTAAACGGACACGCCTCCGCTGCATTGGTCTTGAATGCTGCCAGTGCCGCGGAAAGACTGCCCGCGGAAAAAGGAGAGACAGGGATCATGCCCATCCGGTTTCGGATGTGTCGTGCAAAAATGGATACCAGGCCATTGATCGGTCTGGAGATCTTCTCAATGGTGAAAGCCTGGTTTCCACGCCGCGCCGAAGGCTTCCCGTAAATGATCCCGGATTTCACCATTTCCTTGAAGTGGACGCCATTCAGCGGATACACCATATTCAATTCAAAGGCGCCATTTCGCGCCTCTTTCACTTTGCAGGAAATCGCATCAGAAAGCCTTCCGATGCCGTTTGAATTGAACGTGGTATCAGAAGGCTCGAAGAGAATAGGGATCATAGTTCCCCCTTATATTGTGTAGAACCGCGGCGTGATCACCACGCGGGAAAATCCGCTGAATGTCAGTGCGTTCTCCCCCGGATCCAGCTGCGGGAACTCCCCGTTATCAAGAATTGTGGTCTTGTTGAATCCCGGAACTTCCATCAGATCGCAGTCAATGACTGCGGATCCTCCTGTGATCCCGCTCACCGCCACCGTGACGCCGTTCAGCGTGATGCTTCCTGATGTGCCGTACACTGTGATCAGAGGCTTCGCTGGGAACTGCGTCGGATTGAAGATCACTCCGGCGGCAGTGAATGCCGGAAGCGGGACCGCGCCCGCGTTCAGGAAGCGCTGCGGCTTGCACCGGAATGTCAGATTAAAGCGGCCCGCCCGGTTCAGTGTTGTGGGACTGACAGAAAGCCCGCCCACAAATGCCCCTAGCCGGAATTCGTCCGGATGATAGGTATCCCGCAGTTCCTGATATCCGATCTGCCCCGTCAGGAATGCCCGGAGATCGTCGATCCGCGTCCGGAACCGGCGGGAGATGAATGCGGGATATGTCACAGAAACATTCTCAAATCTGCCATTGTCAAATAACAGATCTCCGTTCCTGCCCGGAACGGTCTGGAATGAGACATCCCGCGCCGGCGCGTCGAATGTGCCGGATCCGGAGATCCAGACGCCAAAATCTCCCAGATTCTTCCCGGCAAAGGTTAAATATTCAAACGGTATCAGGCCCATGCGTTCGCCTCACTTTCCACATCTCCCTGGATGATGTCCGCGATCTCATGCGCCAACTCTCTGACGTTCTGTCCCGGCGCCGCGTACACATTGATCACGTTCCCACCATAATTCCGGTTTGTGATGCTGGTATTTCCTCCGGAAGGGATCACCGCACTTCCCACGCCCAGGATATTACCGGTCTGCTCATACAGATCCATGGCACGGCCACGCTTTGCTGCGGAGAGAGGGATAACCACCTCCGCACCCTCTTCGGCTAACCATGAAAGCTGTTTCTGCTCGACGAATCCGCCGTCCGCATGTCCGCCGATGCGTCCGCCGGTCACGCGTTCCACCACGGACGCGATGATCGGATGATTGTCCAGGAACGACTGCATCACGCTCCGCGCGGTGCTGGCAGCCGATTCTGCTCCGTCCACACGGTCCACCTTGCCCTGCATTGGAACCTGAATGATCTTTGTCATCTGGCCCGCCGCATTCATGGCCGCCTGATCACCGCCGTCCACCTGTTTCACATAACCAGTAAACTGATTTTGTGTGAAAGTGTTCTGCATGGTCTGCGTCGTAGTCGTTGCCTTCTGCGCGGCGTCTTCCTGGTCAAATGTCGGCGCCTTGATCACGCTCTGCTGGATGCCGTCGAAGGACTGCAGTGTCTTCTGCGTGGCCTCTTCTGCCTTCTGCCCAGCTGTCTCAGCATTCGTGGAGATGTTGGCATAGGCTTCCGCCGCCTTGTTGATATTCTCCGCTCCGCCCTGTGCCATGGTCTCCATGGTAGTGTTCAGTCCGCTCACTGCTGCATCCGCTGCCGCCGCGTCCTGCGCCGCTGTGGAAAGGCTCCCGCTGGCCTGTTCCAGCGCGGATCTGTACTCATTGCATTTCTTCGTTGCTTCAGAAAGACGCGCGACTGCCTGCGGATCCGCGACGCCTCCCGTGGCTGATGTTCGCGATGCCTCCGCCTGTGCCTGGTTGAATTCCTGCACGGCTTTCTTTGCGCCGTCCACAGTCTGCTGATACTGCAGATTTGCTTCATTAAGGCGCTTATGCGCTTCGACCTGGTTTTTAATTGCTTCTGTGTAGTCAGATTCAAAAGCGGCCTGAATGGCCTGCTCCTTCATCTTTGCAATGTTCTGGTCAATGGCGCCGTTGATCTCTCCCAGCGCCGCCGCGCTGTCCTTCGCCTGGGCGATGAATTCCGTGCTGTAATCGGTCCCCATGGCCGCGTTCAGCTGGTTCAGCGCGAATTCCGCGACGGACTCCATACCTTCCTTCAGGTTCCCGGAAGCGTCATAGCAGTTATTCAGCTGCTTCCGCCAGTGTTCCAGTTTCGTGCCGGAGAGCTGGATCCCGTCCGCTGTTTCCTTTGTAGTCTGCAGCCATGTCTGGATGGCCGTATTATTCTCCGTGATCGCGTTCCCGGTCTCTTCCAGGCGTCCCTTCAGGCTGATCAGATTGCTGTCCAGACCCGTGATCTTATTGTTCGCGTTCACAAATGCCGCCGCCAGGATCACCAGAGGCGCCGCCACCAGTCCGATCTGCGCCGCCGTGCTTCCTAGCACCGCATTCGCCGCGGAGGCGATCCCACCCATATCCTGTACCTTTGCCGCCAGATCTCCGGCGTTTTTCACGACTTTCCCTGTTGTCGTAACTCCGGCCTCCAAAATTTTGAAGAACGGTCCCGCTGCCGCCGCCGCAATGCCGGCATTGATCACATACTGTTTCTGTTCGTCGTTTAGGTTGTTGAACCAGTTTGTAAAATCCTGCACCGCGCTGACGCCCTGGCGGATCTTCGGCACCAGTGCATCACCGACAGAGATGGCCGCCTCCTGCGCCGCTGACTTCAGGATGGTGATCTGTCCGTTCAGATTGTCCTGCATGGTGTCAGCCATGCGCTTCGCGGTTCCGTCCGCTTCCTTCGTGGCCTTCGCCAGCTTCTTCAGATCACCTTCCGCGGCGTTCGTGATGGCAAGCAGTCCGGACATTCCGTTCTGGCCCGCCAGCATTGCCGCATACTGCGCTTTTTCGTCCTCAGTCAGATTCTGGAATGCGTCGCGCGTCTCCTCAATGATCTGCATGAGGGATTTCATATTGCCTTCCGAATCCGTGAGTGAGAGGCCCAGCGCCTTCATGGCCGTGCCGCTTTCCTTCGTCGGTTTCGCCAGACGCGTCAGCCAGCCACGTAGTGCAGTACCGCTCTGGCTTCCCTTGATTCCGGCGTTCGCCATGAGGCCCGTGGCCACAGCCATGTCCTCAATATTGAAGCCCAGCGCTCCGGCCAGAGGCGCGGCGTACTTGAATGTCTCGCCCATCATGGCCACGTTCGTGTTCGCGTTCGTGGAAGCCGCCGCCAGGACATCCGCAAAATGTCCTGAATCCTTCGCCGTCAGGTTAAA